GCGTAGGTCGTGCCGGACGGCGAGTTGAGGACGAAGTCCTTCTTCGCTTTGAAGTCGGCGAGGAGTGCCTTCTTCGAGGTGTAGTCACGGCCGTAGGCCGGGGTGAAGACGAGATGCATGTGTGTGTCCTTTTCTTCAGGGCGCACTGGCGCGCCGACGCCGACGCTGGAGTGCGCCGGCGTTTCGCCGCTCGCGCGGCGAACCCACACAGTCAGAGACGCTCGATGGCGTTGTTCGCGATGTAGTGCGTGACGGGCTCGTCGACCTCGATCACGCGAACGTCGCGCACTGCAGTCCACCGCATGGCGAGGTCGACTACGTAGCGGTCGGCCTCTTCTCTCGTGGCAAAGCGCAGTGAGTTGCCGACCCAGTTGTCTGAGCCGAAGACCTGGACCTCGGGCTTGAAGCTCACAGCGCCCTCCGTGCCCGCACGGGCTCGACGGCGATGAGCGAGGTGACCTTGCCGCGCACGGTCGTGTACGTGGCTTCCTTCAGTGCCTCGATCGCGGTCTTCGCCGCGAGCTTCGTGGCTTCGGTGTCGAACGTCTCGGCCTCGCGCACGAGCGCCTCGATCGAGACGTTGTTGAGCTTCGAGAGCGCGCAGGCGAGCAGCTTCCACGGGTCGGCCTTCGCGACGAGGCGCTGCTGGTAGTCGTCGCCGACGCGCACGGTGCCGGTCACGCGCACCGTCTCGTCGATCTCGTAGGTGCCGGGCGCGACGAGGTCGCGCGCGGAGTCGGTGTCGATGCCCTTCGCCAGAGCGAGCAGGATGGTCGGGTTCATGGGTGTGTGTGTTCGGCTCCGTTGGCCGCGGCGATGTGCCGCGTTCACCAGCGAGCACCACGTGGAGGTGGAGCCTTGCCCGCCGCCTCACGTCGCTGCTCTCGATGCAGCAACGCTCGACTCACCTAGTCGAACGCCAGCCCAACGCTGGACGTGAGGTGGCCGCGCTTCCCCACCGAAGGGGATGCCCATGGGCGCGGTGTACGCCCATGGCACGCGGCCGTGTTCAATGCGCCTCGCCGATGTAGTAGAAGGGCCGCTTGCGCGCGACGGCCTCGGCGAGTTCACGCCTCGAGTGGCGGCTGACGATCACCGTCAGGACCGTGAGCCTGCGCAGCTCGTACAGGCGCCGGCAGACGCGCTTGTGCTCGCGCGTCAGGCAGGAGCCGATGTACTCGTCGGAGCGGAAGATCGCATGACTTGCCTCGAAGGACTCCCTGCCAGAGACGCCCTCGCGCTTGCGATTCTCGTGGATCTCCTTCAGGCGCTTGTTCAGTGCGGTGAGCACCGAGGCCTTGTACTTGCCGAACAGCGGGTGCTGCTCGATCTGCACGCGGCGCTTCTCCAGGTGATCGATGCGCAGCTTGGGGTCTTCGTCCATGAGGACGATGAATGTGCCCTTGCTGCTGGTCTTCACGGTTTGCCCCGTGCGGGGCGAGGTCACGTACTTCATGGTCTCTCCAGGGTCAGGATGTTGATGCGGGGGTTTTTCTCGGTCTTCAGGAAGACGCCGACGTAGTCCTTGTCGGTGTCGTCGGCGAACAGGAACTTCGCGTACTCGAGCGTCTGAGCGAGGTCCGTGTTCGCGTCGCAGTAGGTGGACCAGCAGTGCTCGTTCTGCTGGCGGCCACGCCTGTGGAACTCGATGATGGCCCAGAAGCTCACGGCGTCACCTCCGCGCGCAGCTCTTCGGGGCTGAACTCGGCGAGGCCCACGCCGTTCTCCTCCTGCACGTACAGGCTCGTGTACTCGCTGGACCTGTAGCTGCCGGCGAGGTTGATGCGGAAACGCTTGCCGGGCTGCGAGCGCAGCCCGAACGTCTCGGGGAACTGGCGCACGATGCCGACGACCGTGATCGGCCGGTAGAGCCCGCCCGTCGGCTGAGCGACCGAGAGGCCGGTTCGCTCCAGGCTGCGTGCAGCCTCGCGTGCGCGCGTCTTCGTGGCGAAGCCGCGCTCGGTGTAGAGCTTCACGTTGTCCGTCGAGCGGTAGACGTGGAGCGAGTTGAGGGTCTTCGCCGAACGCGTGAAGCGCACGTGGCAGTGCGTCGTGTTCGGCGAGTCGATGCGGATGTCGAGTTCCATGTGTGTGAGTGGAGACCTTGGCCGTCGCGACGTGCGACGTTTCCAGCAGCACCACGCGGAGGTGGTCTCGTGCTGCCATGCGTGCCCCTGGCACGCGATCAGTCAGACGCACTCCTCGTAGTTGGAGGCCGCTTCGGTGTTGCCGACGGACAGGCTCGCGAGGAGTCTCGACCCGAGCGGCGAGCTTTCGCGCGGAAGCAGCAGGTTGACGTTGCCGCTGTAGCCGATGAGGTTCTTCGCGTAGCGGCCACCGCCGGTCTCCTTCTCTTCCACGTTGACCTCCACGGAGAGGTCGTCGGCCTGAGCTTCGGCGATCGGGCCCGGCAGCGTCACCGTGTACTGGTCCTCGAAGTCGAAGCACTTGAGTTCCTGGCCGCAGTCGGCGCAGTTGCGCGAGACGTGAACGGTCACGGTGATCTCGACGGTGTCTTCTTCGATGCTGTCGATGCTCGCGTCGGTGTCGGTGATCTCGGTTTCGAGGGAGACGAACTTGTTGCAGTCAGGGCAGCGCATGGTCGTGTGTGGGGTGAGATCGTTGGTCGCAGCGACGTGCTGCGCTTCCAGGCGACACCACGTGGAGGTGATCTCGTGTCGCCCATGGCGACCCAGGTCGGTGCTTCCGTCCTGAGCGAGCGCGTCGTTGCCTCCGCACTCAGTCGCCCCGCTTCACTGCGATAACCGGCCACCTTGTGGGTGGTCAGCCGGGGCCTCGGCGCGCGTTCTCTCGCGCGCACAGCACGCGCGAGGGTCTCTCGCGCGGCGTCGCTCTCGTTGTCAGCGGTCGTTCGCTTCACAGCGATCGACCATGGATGCAATCATCTCACAATCGGCTGCAGATGCAAGCATTTGTGACCTCCGCAACTGCTGGAAGATCCAGCACTTGCGGCGACGCCCGCGCTGGGGGCCTACTGGAAGGGCCCTCGGGGCCGTCTGGGGACGTTCAGACGGGGCGGCTTCGGGGGCACCGGAAGCAGGCGAGAAAGTGATTCTGAGACCCGATCTCATCTCGGTGGTCGAGGGCGCGAAGCCCGCGCTGCGTGCACGCGTGTACAGCGCGGACGGCTCGCTGCTGGTCGTCGATGACGTCGACTCGATCGAGGCTGCGCTCTACGACCTCGACAGCATCGCGGTCGATGCGCCAGTGCTCTCGGCGATGTTCAGTCCGCCGTACGGCGGCGTCGTCACTGCGCTCACCGTCGATGGCACGTGGGATCTCGACAGCACTGGCTTCAACGTCAAGGCCACGGTCATCACCGACAGCCTTGGCATCGGCGGCCACATGTGCCGCTACGAGATGCGCATCTTCGAGAGCAGCGGCGAGGTGCACACGATCGCGTGGAACATCGAAGTGAGGTCTGCGCTCGGTGCCTAACCTGAAGCCCAACACCTCGGGACTGCGGCCGTTCAAGCGTGGCGAGCGTCGTCACGGAGGCGGTGGTCGCGCGCGCATCTTCGACAAGGCGATGCGCCAAGCGATGAGCGAAGAGGATCGCATCGCGATCGTGCGCAACATCATCGAGATCGCGAAGGGCGAGAAGGGCAAGGTCGGCGATCAGGTCGCAGCTGCGCGCTTCATCATCGAGCGCATCGACGGCAAGACGCCGTTCGAGCACGACCACAAGATCGTCACGCCCGGCGTCATCCTCAACGTCGACGTGGGTCGCGAGGTGCGCGATCTTCCGCCGCTGCCGATCGGCGTGAAGGAGATCACGTGACGCATCGCATCCGCGGTGGGCCGGCGAAGCTCTTCACGAGCACGCAAGCGCGCGCTGCGAAGGGCGGCGTGCACAAGGTGCTGCTCGATGGCCCCGCGGGCACGGGCAAGAGCTTCGGCATCCTCGCGTACCTCACGTGGCTGTCGAGCGTGTACGACGGACTGCGCGTGCTCGTCGTGCGCCAGACGCGCGCCTCGCTGACCGAGAGCGCGTGCGCCACCCTGGCCCGCGTGCTCGGCGACGGACATCCGGCACTGCAGGGCGCTGGCGCGAACAACCGCGACAGCTACGACATCGAGAAGGCGCACTGGTCGCTCGGGTCACTCGAGCATCCCGACCGGCTCTACTCGACCGACTGGGACGTGGTGTACGTGCAGGAAGCGCGTGAGATCGCGCACGAGTCGTGGCTCAAGTTCAGCCGCGCGCTGCGCTCGAACCGCATGCCGTTCCAGCTGCTGCTCGCGGACACGAACCCCGACGCCGAGGATCACTGGCTCAACGTCTCGTGCTCCGACCTGGGCGGCGACATCGAGCGCATCCGCTGCTACCACACGGACAACCCGATGCTGTGGGACGCCGAGCGCGAGGAGTGGACGACGTTCGGCGCCGGCTTCGTGCAGAACCTCGCGGCGCTGCCGGGCTATCTGCGCAAGCAGCTGTACGAGGGCATCTGGTGCTCGGCTGAGGGTTCGGTGCTTCCGCAGTACCAGCGCGAGCGTCACTGCGTCGACGCGATCCCGCACGGCGCGAAGATCGCGTACCACTTCGGTGCGCTCGACTGGGGCTGGACTGACGCGCAGGTCATGCAGATGTGGGCGGTCACCGAGGCGATGCGCATGTACCGCGTCGCTGAGATCTACCGCACCAACGAGAACAGCGACTGGTGGGGCGATCGCGTTGTCGAGATGCGCCAGGAGTTCAAGCCGGTGCGCTTCGTCGCTGACCCCTCGAGGCCCGAGTCGATCGATCTGCTCAACGCGCGCCTCGGCTCACGCGGCACGTCACAGATCGTGATCCCGGCCGACAACAAGCGCGCGACGACAGGCGTCGGCGACCTGGGTGGCATCGACGTGATGCGCTCGATGTTCGAGCGCAATCAGATCTTCTTCGTGCGCAACGCGAACCGGCACATCGACGAGCAGCTCCGCTCGAAGCGCATGCCGTGGTGCACGGAGATGGAGCTGCCCGGCGTCGTGCACGAGCGCGACCGTGTCACCGGCCGCATCCTCGACCGCGTGAAGCAGGGCATCCCCGACCACGGCTTCGACACCACGCGCTACGCGGCGAAGTTCGTGCACACGTACAAGCTCGCGCCGAAGCAGCAGAACGTGCAGACGTACAAGGCCGGATCTTGGGGCGATCGACTGCGTCACGCTGATGTGCATGAGCGCCTGATGGAGGTCGAACTCGATGTTTGACATCAGCCCGAACAACCTCGCGCGCGAGCGTGATCAGGCGCGCGAGACGATCAAGGCGCACCTCGACTCGCTCGATGATTCGGTCGATCGCTACGTCGGCCGTCACTACGGGCGATCGCGCGTCACGAAGAAGTACCAGCCAGAGAACCACGAGTACGAGTTCGTCTCGCTCATGGTGCCGCGGCTCGTGTTCGCGAATCCGAAGGTGAAGGTCACCACGCGCAGGCTCGGCAAACCCGCGATCGTGGCCCGCTCGATGCACCACGGCATGAACCGCTGGGTCGAGGACGAGGGCTACAAGTCGACGTTGCGCACGATCTGCGTCGACTTCCTGCTGCGCTGGGGCGTGTCGATCACGCTGCCCAAGCAGCGCAAGGGCCGCGGCAAGATCCCCAAGCCTGACGGCAGCACGAGCGAGTTCCCGTGGGTGCCGACAACGAAGCGCCTCTCGACGCGTGACGTGTACTGGGACACGCTCGCAACCGACCGCTCCGACCTCGCGTTCATCGGGCACCGCATCACGCGCTACAAGGACGACGTGCTGCGCGAGGCGCGCGAGAACCCACAGATGGGTTGGAACGTGAGCGCGATCGAGTCCGTCCCCGTCAATCGCAAGGACGATGAGCCGCGGAACGAGCGGCGTGACCGCGGCGAGATCACGTACGACGTGATCTGGGTGCGGCACCACAGGCTCGAGGGCAAGCCAGGGCCGGAAGAGGGCTTCAACGGCGTCGTCTGCACGATCGCGACAGGCAGCGGCGGCGACAACGTTGAGCTGCGCGAGCCGTTCCCGTGCTACTGCCCGCCGTGGGGTCCGTACACGTTCTACGGCGCGCACGTCGTGCCGGACGAGACGATCCCGCTGAGCCCCGTCGTTCCCGTGCTTGGTCAGGTCGAGGAGCTGAACGCGGCGGCGCGTGCGTACCGCGAAAGCGTGAAGCGGCGTAAGAAGATCGGCGTCACGAACTCGATCGAGGAGAAGATCGGGCTCAAGTTCCAGAAGGCTCGCGACGGCGACGTGATTGACATCGCCGGCTTCATGAAGGACATGATCGCCGAGATCGAACTCGGCGGCCCGAGCGCGGATCAGGCGTACGCGATCGAGATGTTCAAGCGCACGCTGGCGAACATCAGCGGCATCGACGATGCGCAGCGCGGCGCAGTGACCGGGCGCGGCACTGCGACCGAGAACGCGATCGCGAGCCAGAACGCCGGCGTGCGCACAAACGGCATCAACGACGCGTGGACCGACGCGGTCGCGTCGAACCTGAAGACGGTCGCGTGGTATCTGTTCCACGACAACCGCGTGGCGATGCCTGTTGGCCCCGAGGCCGCGATGGAACTCGGCATTCCGCCTGAGATCGGCGAAGACGGCGCGATCTACATGCCCGACCCGTGGCTGCACGGCGGCATGCACGAGGAGCTGAGCGGCTTCGCGTTCGAGGACCTCGAGCTGTGCATCGAGCCGTACTCGATGGAGCGCACGAGTGAGGGGCGCCAGCAGCAGCAGCTGGACTTCCTGCTGCGCTTCGCTCTCGAGGTCGCGCCGGCGATCCCGATGAATCCGCACGTGCGCTGGCAGGAGTGGATGCAGGCTGCGAGCGATCTCGCGAACCAGCCGCTGTTCGCGCGCATCGTCGACATGAACGTCGCGTCTCAGATGTCGCAGATGGGCATGGCGCTTCAGGTGCAAGAGGCCCAGGCGAAGTCCGAAGGCCCGAAGCAGGAGGCGTACCAGGGCAGCGCGAAGCCATCGATCGTGATCCCGCCGGGCGCTGCGCGCGGCGGCAGAAGCACGCCTGTGAGCGGTGCGAAGGAGAAGTCGAAGAGTGCTGTATGAGTTCGAGCGCGTCGGCGGCGGCGAGTACGCCACGTTCGACTTCCCCATCGGTCGCGCGCCCAAGATCGGCGCGACGATCCGTCGCAACGGCCAGCGGTACGTGCGGATTCCGTCGAGCCCGCAGGTGCCCAGCACGAACTACCACACGAAGTACAGCTTCATGTCCCGCTCGCTGCCGAAGGACCCCGGCAACAAGCGCGGTATGTACCCCAGGGTCGACAAGCAAGGGCGCCCGCTGTTCGCGAGCAAGCGCGAAGTGAGCGAGGTCGTAGCCCGTAGCGAAGGAGGACTGATCTATGACGCAGGAACAGAGCACATCGACAACTGAGTCGAAGCCGCTCGAGCGCACCGCGGCGCAAGTCACCATGGGTGGCCTGCCGCTCGACGAGACCGCGACGCGCGCCGCGTTCGACAGGCTCTTCAACGCAGCGCCAGACACGCGCGCGCAGCAGGCCAACCTGCTGGAGAGCACCATGAAGACTACGCCGACGGACCAACGGCCGCCGGCGCAGCCCGAGAAGTCTCTGAAGGGAACAGCCGACTACGACAAGGCGGTCAAGGCCCTGGAACTCGACGGGATTCCGAAGGCGCTGCTGGAGTCTTGGCCGGAGGAGAAGATCGTCGAGATCGGTCTC